GTTGACCCCCGTGGGCCGCTCCGCACCCATATCTTGGGGGAGCTTGCGGAGCCGCTCAATGATGCGATCGGCCTCACCATCCCAAGCCTCCGCCGCGGTGGTGTCGTTTTGGTTGCGCATCCTCATCACTTGGGCCGCAAGGCGGAGGATAATGAAGCGTTGGCAGGTGCGGTAGAGGGCGCTGGTGGTGGCGGTGGCCAAGTATTGAACATCCACCCCCATGCCATAGAGGTAGGCGCACAAGTCCGCCGCGTGGTCAGTAACGATCTCATCGGCCTCAAGGGCCGTGGGGGCGGTCTCAGTGTTGAAGGCGATCCGCGGGAGATACCGCCCAATGTCAGCCTTGACCACTCCAAAGAGGTAAACTTGCGCCATCTTGATCCTCCGCTTGAGAGACCACCGTGGGAAGGAAGGGGCACGGTGGGCTCACAAGTGGAGAGCCCCCGGAGGAGCTCCCACCTAGTCACCCCTTAGAGGGAGACACCCGTGAGGCAAGCCGCCCACTTGTTGGCGGGGCCACCGAGCACGGTGATCCCGTAGTCGGATTCAACATGGAGGCCGATGCCGATCAGCCCCTGCCGCACATCATAGGTGTAGATCTGGCCAAGGGCCGCGTTGGGGTCGGGCGTCATGGTCTGGACAAAGCCCGAATCGCCATAGCTCTCCGCAACCTTGAAGATGGCCAAGCGGCCATTGGCGATCACGGGAGCGCCAACGGTGTCACCCGTGGTCGGAAGGAATTGGTTGAGCACCACCAGCTCAAGCGGGCAGATGAGCTTGGAGAGGAACCATGCCTTGAGTTGGCTCATATCCGTGGCACCCGTGCGGGCCGTGTCAGTGCCACCAGCGTAGGCAAGGGCGTAGCCCTGTTGCGCCACGGTGTTGAACTGCAACATATCGTTGGCGGTGTTGAGGTTGCAAGTGGCAACCCAACGGCCCTCATTGAGATCCACGCCCTGCTTGGCAAGGTCAATGAGGAGGGCGTTGATCTCATTCTGGAGGGGAGTGGCCGCGCCGCCCGCCGAGCTCGGAGTGGCGGAGAAGTTGCCATTGGTGTCGAGCACCGCGCCGAGCACCTTGGCGTGGTGCTGCTTTGCCTGCCCGCCAAGCTTGAAGGCCGCCCGCGCCGTGATATCCTCACCACGCGCCGCGAACTCCGCAATCTGCTGGAGGGGAAACACTTGGAAGCCCCAACGGTAGAGGTTGCTGTTGAAGGTGCCCGCCGAGATGCGCATACCGCCCGGGCTGGCCGGGGTGTCATAGTCAACGGGGGTCAGCGGATTCTGAGGCGAGCCCGTGAGCAAGGCATCATTCTCCGCAAAGAAATGATAGAAGCCCGCACGGGTGGCGACCTTGACGATCGGCGCAAGCGTGAGGCTGTTGGTGTCTTGCGCACCGCCGCGGAAGAGGGAGATCCGCTGAAGGATGCCGGGCTTGAGTGCTCCGGTATTGATTCCAACGGGGGGCATGAAGGGCGTGGTCATGGTCTATCCTTGATCAAGGTTGAAGTGGTGAGGTTGGGGCGGCCCGTGGGCTAGGCCTGAATGACAACGGGCTGGAAGGAGAGCAAGAAGCTCTCACCAGCGGCGGCGGCGGTAAGGGCATAGCCCACGATCCACTCACCCGCACCAAGGGCGGGGGCATCGTTGCAAGCGCCCGTGGCCGTGACACAAACGGCGGAGCCGAAGGTGACACCCGTGCCACCCGCCATGGCCACGATCGTGGCACCGTAGGCATCCACGATCTCAAGGGCTCCCGCGGCGATCTGAGAGGGGTAGGTGCCCGGGGTGAGGCTATCGCATCCCACCACGATCACACCGTAGGGGCGAAGATTCGCGGCGGTGGTGAGGCCCACCCGCTCCTCATCCGTGAGCGAGACAATGAAGCCCGCCTTATCGGTGAGATTGGAGCCGATTACGGCGATCTTGACGGGGGTCTTATATGTCAGCGATCCAAGTGCCATGTGCTATCTCCTTGCCCCGTAGAGGGGCCGTTGGTTGAAGGGGTGAGGGGTTGGGCTAGCGGCCCGAGAAGCCACGGGAGTTGCGGAGCTCCTGCACGGTCTGGGGCATCTTGCCCGTCATGAGCCAAGAAGCGGCAAGCCAATGCTCACACTTCTCCCGCTCGGCCAGATCGGAGATCATGCCCCACTGAGCATCCTCGGTGAGGTCGGCAAAGCGGCGGGGGTTGGCCAGCACCTCGGAGAGGGAGGCCGTGAGGCCACCCGCGCCCGGAGCGATCGGGGCCGTGGTGCGGGCGGGGCCAGCGGCCACGCTCATCTTGGGGGCCGTGGAGGTCACACCAAGATCGGCAATCATAGCGCGGTAGGAGGTGCGATCGGAGAGGTAGCTCTCCGCAAGCTTGGCCTTGGTGGCATCGGAGACCTTGCGGCCCTTGAGGTCGCTGGTGACCGCGGCGAGAGCATTGGAGCGGCGCTCCTTGAGGAGGGCTCCCTTGAGGCGGGCGATCTCGCCAAGGAGAGCCTCGGGCTTCTCCTCCTCCTTCTCCTTCTCCTCCTCCGCTACCTTCTCAAGCTCCGCAACGGCGGCGGCCTCAATGGCCTCCGCATCCTCGGCCAGATCGGGATCGGCCTCATGGGCCTCCTTGTGCATCTCCGGGAACATGGCGGCAAGGAGCGCCTTGACCGCCGCCTCATCCATGCCATTCTCCGCACAATAGGCCGCGCACTCTTCCATGCTCATCTTCATTGGGCTCTCCGCAAGTGAAACCCCGCGCATCTCTGCAACGGGGATCTGGTTGGTCTTGATCTGGGGGATGGTGACTAGCGAGATTTCCCCGATCCCAAAGATGAAGCGGGGCTCCGCCTCGGTCTCGGTGGAGGCATATGCGCGAATGTTGGGCGAGGTGTAGGGGATCTCACCAGCATCAAAGGCCGCGGCCCAACGCTCCGAGGTGAAGTCAAGGCCGCCATAGATCATGCGGCTCACGGGCTGCTTGATCCCAAGCTCCGCCGCCTCCGCCTTGGTCAGCACCACGATCCGCCGAAGGTAGCCCGCCGCCGTGCCATCCTTGGTGTGCTCCACCGCGATGGGGGGAGCATACTCCGCAAGCCAAGCGTGGAGGCTGGCCACCACATCCTCAAAGCGGAAGAGCAAGGCATCGGGGTCAGTGACCTCCGCCGCAAGATCCCAAGCCATGCCATTGGCGTGGATCACGCCCTCCGGGAGAAGGCTAACCCATCGGAGGGTTGAATCATCCCCGAGGTTGACCTCATGGGTGCGGAACTTTGGGCGGGCATTGCGCATGGGGGCCATTGTGCGCCGCTCCTCTCACCCTGCCAAGACCTTGCCCCTACCTCCTTGCCCCGCTAGCGTGCCATTCCGCCCCCGCGCCCGCCACTAAGTGAGAGCCCCATGGTCACCCGCCGCCAAAGAGAGATCCTAGATCTTTTGACCCGTTGCCACGCGGTGGATTTCCACCCCTCACCCGCGCACCTCTCAAGGCTGGTGGGCATCGGAGGAGAGAAGGCGATCCGCTCTGAGCTTGGCCGCCTCATCATGGAGGGCGAGGTCAACGGGGTGGAGGCGGGCAGCGGCAACACCCCCGCCCGCTACCGCCTCAAGGGCTGCCCGTGCCCGTGGTGCAAGCCGTGAGATACCTCTCAGTGTGCTCGGGCATTGAGGCCGCATCGGTGGCATGGCATCCACTTGGTTGGGAGGCCGTTGGCTTCTCTGAGATTGAAACCTTCCCCGCCGCCGTGCTGGCCCATCATTTCCCTACCGTGCCCAACTTTGGAGACCTCACCCGCCATGCCCAATGGAACCTCGCACCCGGAACAGTTGACCTTGTGGTGGGAGGAACCCCCTGCCAATCCTTCTCCGTTGCGGGCCTCCGGGCAGGAATGGAAGACCCGCGTGGCAACCTCGCCCTCACCTTCCTTGCTCTTGTCAACCGAACTAGGCCGCGTTGGGTCTTGTGGGAGAATGTCCCGGGCGTGCTCAGTAGCAACGGAGGCCGGGACTTTGGTGCCATCCTTGGGGCGTTGGGAGAACTCGGGTATGGGTGGGCCTATCGCATCCTTGACGCTCAACACTTTGGAGTGCCCCAACGCCGCCGCCGCGTCTTCCTTGTCGGCTATCTTGGAGACTGGAGACCTCCCGCCGCGATTCTATTTGAGCCCGAGAGCTTGCGAGGGGATACTCCGCCGCGCCGAGCGAAGGGGCAAGGCGCTCCCGCCCCTCTTGGCCGAGGCTTTGCGAGGATGCAAGCGATCGGGCAATACGCCCTAGATGGCACCGCCTCCACCCTCAAGGCTTGTGACCACAAGGAGCCCAAGGATCTGGTGATCCCGGAGGCCGTGCCCTTTGTGAAGGCCAAGCGGGCGCAATCGGCGGAAGACGACGAAACTTGGGAGGCCGATCGCCCTGCCCCTACCTTGTCGGTTTTTGATAGCGGAGACACCCGCGCCACCGTGGCCGTGGTCAGCCCTCCGCCGCTCACGGTGCGCCGCCTCACCCCCATGGAGTGCGAGAGGCTCCAAGGCTTCCCCGATGGGTGGACCGCGATCCCCTTCCGCGGCAAGCCCGCCGCCGATGGCCCCCGCTACAAAGCGATCGGCAACTCCATGGCGGTGCCCGTGATGCGGTGGATTGGGGAGCGGATCAAGGCCTATGAGGAGGAGCCCTAGCTCAAGGTGCCATAGACCACGAACCAGCCGCAGCGGCAACGGTTCGCACCACCAAGGCACTCCGGGTCGGGCAGCTCCGGGATCTCAGCATCGGGGTTGCCCGCCATGTTGACCTCCTCCCCATCCCGCTCCGCACAAATGGAGCACCGCTTCCCATCGGGGATGCTTGACCGCACCAAGAGC